TATTTGGATCTCCTGTTACCGCTAATGTGTTGCCCGTTAATGTTAAGTCCTGGGCATCTGTGTTGGTAGTATGAGATAAGTCTGATATATCTGCTTCCACTAATGCCCGGCCTACATATCCCGTTGTACCATTTGCTGCTAGTACAAATTTATCTGTATTGGTGGCTGATACTACATCACTATGTGAGGTGATACTTCCATCTGCACTTACCTTTGCTGTATTCGCTGCTACAGCAGTAGCTGTACTGATGTCCACATCTGTATTTGGATCTCCTGTTACCGCTAATGTGTTGCCCGTTAATGTTAAGTCCTGGGCTCCTGATGTGGTTATTAATCCTCTAAGGACCACAGAGGTATCTCCTATCTCTGTAGTCACATCTGCATCTGTAGCAAAAGTTCCTCCTATTTCTATGCTCTCTGTGCCCCCTCCATCTGTTATCTCTATAGCTGTTACATTTAGGGCAGAACCTGTATTATATTCATTAGTATTATCCTTATCCAAGTCTAGTGCTGCACTCGCTGCTATAGCTGATATAAAATCTGCCCTTAACTGTGTGGCTGTATCTATGATAATGGTCTGCAGCCCGGACTCTGTAGATGTTATTAATGATCTTATTACTGTGATACTATCACCTAGCCTTACATCATTTAAGCTATCACCACTCACCATATCTGCCCTTATGGCTACCAGACTATCACTTGTGCTGAACTGCTGCCCTATGATGTCTACTATATCATCCGGGCTAAATCTTCTAGTGCTCAGTTCTGTGCCATCTATTTTCTCCTGTGCTGTAACTCTTATTACTTGATTATTATATGCAGTCTCTACTTCACTATCTGATAGGTTAGTATCTGTATCTACCGTGTGTGCTCCTGCTACAAATCCCAGAGCCACCACCCCGGCACTATCCAGATTAGTATCAGTCTCATGCACCTCTATTATATCTACTATATCATCTGGAGAAAATCTCCTGATGCTCAACTCTGTACCTGCTGTCTTCTCTCCTGATGTTACCTGGACCACTTGATTATTATAGGCAGTCTCTACCTGCGCATCTGATAGTGTAGTATCATCCAGATATGGAGTTAAGTCTATAGCTGTAGGGCTCTGACCATCACTTTCTATACTGATATACAGACTGTCATCTGCTATATAGAATGTATCTATTACCTGATCATCACTACCACCCCCGGCAAATATGCCTACCATATCCTTTATATCATCTGGAGAAAATGATCTCAATCCTAACTCTGTACCTGCTGATTTCTCTCCTGTAGTCACTTGAGGATATACTACAAATGAGGGAGATACTATAGTATCATATACTCCATCTCTATCTGTGATCAGGCTAAATGTGCCATCCAGATTATCTAACAATGATATACTATCTATAGTGCCCTCCGCTGTAGTCACATATGATGCTAGAGATGAGCCCAATACAGAATATATATTAGTACCATCACTGAGCATATAGAGCTCTGTGCCTGATAGTGATGGTATGGTATCCAGTTTGCTGATAGCCTGGCCTGTTATCCTGCTACCTATGAATAAGAATACCAATATTATATATATATAATTATTACTTTTCATAATTCGTTTTTTCTTAACTCCCACAGGATATACACTCATCAGGGCTATTGATATTACATACCACTTTACCCTCTCTTATATCTTTTTCTAGCTTTTTATCCCTATCGTTAATCTTATTTAAAAAGTCTTCTGATAATTGTATATCTTCTATCATCTATTTTTTATATTGGTCTGATTGTTTTAAATTTCATTATGCTGTTACTGCACTTGTGCTAAGTTTGTTAAACCACTGAGTGCTCAGATTGTCCGCTGCATCCTCATTATTAGCCGGAGCAGATAGTGCAGGAGTGCAACTTGCCCAGTCTACATCTGCATGATCAAAGTAGCCTAATAGATTCTCCATCTGTGCTCCTCCACTCCTGTAGTCCTGAGTAGATAGTAGAGATAACTTGTCTCCAGATATATCCCACTGCAAAAAGAAATGAGCAGGATCTACAATAGTATATTTATTATTAAATTTTATAGCTGTCCTTACTCCTACAGTCTTAAATGTTATCATGATTTTTTTCTTTTATTAATTCAGATTATCATACCTTATCTCATTATCATAATCAGCATCTGTGGTGCCCGGTATACATGGTATCTCTGCCTCCATTTCTCCCATTACTTCCAGATATGGCATATTTTTCCTACACCATGATACTGCCAGATCCAGACTAGGTGCCTCTATTAT